TGTACCACCAGAGTATGGAAAAGTATTCGTAAGTTTGAATCCGAGATTCGGTGTCGACCTTGATGATCTACATACTCGTATTAAAGATGAACTAACAAGTAATCTATCGATCATGTCGATCGACACGGAGTTTACTGACCCAGAGGTCGTATACATTACCGCAACAACGATGTTCAATATCGATCCGACGATATCTACCGAGACACAAGAGACGTATCGTGCACGAGTCGAAGAGGTCGTTGCCGATCACTTTGCCGATGAGATGAACAAGTTCAATTCGTCATTCCGACGATCACCTCTATTGTCGAAGATCGACGATCTAAGTCCGGCAATCTTAAACTCTAAGATGTCAATCTCTTCGCAGTCTCGCATTAATATCGGAGTCTTGTTCGATGAGGTCATTGCATACAACTCTGGCATCACTGTCGGTCTACTACCAGAAAACTTTATCGTGAGAGACTTTGATGTCAATTTCCCATTCTTACTTGCGGCTCCGGACAAGGATGAGCATGTTATCACAACATCTGCTTTCAAGTATAACGGAAAGAATGTTGTCGTAAAGAATGAATTGGGATCGTATCGTCTGCAGATTTTTGATACCGACGGAAATGTTATTCTTTCTAACGTAGGGTCATATGATCCTGCAAAAGGTTCAATCAACCTTCGAGGTCTTCGTATCGAAGAAGGAACATCGGATACGTTGAGAGTAAACGCAGTACCTGCTAACCAAAGTACGATCAAACCACTGCGCAACTATATCCTACGATTAGATCCTATAGGATCATCCGTAACAGCTAACGTCGAATCCGATACTATCGGAGTTCTATTATAATGGCACGTGCTAAGGTTCGATTTCATAGTAGTGAAATCTCTGGTGTACTACCAGAGTTCTACCAGTCCGACTATCCGAAACTCATCGAGTTCTTGGAGAACTACTATGAATATACTAAAGAGGATCCTTCAGGATCATTCGAAGCAAAGATCCAAGACCTCTTCAGTATTCGTGACATTAGCACAACAACATTAGACGCACTTGATCTATTGCTACGTGGTATCGGTAACGGCATCGATACCTCTGCGTTTCCGGATGAAGCAACCGCACGACTATCAACCAAACTACTTGCCAACTTCTACCGTGCCAAGGGTACACAGATGTCGGTCGAGCAGTTCTTCAAGGCATTCTTCCATCAAGATGTCGAGGTCGTCTATCCGAAGCAGTACATATTCAAAATCGGTGAGGCCGACTCACAGATAGGACCAGAGTCTGTTAAGTTTATCACAGACGATCGTAGATTTCAAGTATTCTCTGTACTATTAAAGGTGGGAATGTCAACGTCAGACTTCAAAGAGTTCTACAAGAAGTTTGTCCACCCTGCGGGATTCTATCTTGCCACGGAAGTCTCTACACTGGGTCTTGCTGATATCGATACCGAGTCAGGGAAGCAGACAGATCCACTAGAGACCCCTTATCTGTTCTTAGAGAGTGAGGCGGAAAACAAGATCAAACCGATGTACGCATTACTGACAATGCGTGAAACCGATCCTGTCGATGAGACATTCATCTTGAGTTCTGCAGAAACTCTGGGTCGTTATAAAAACATGTCACTGCAACGAATCGAAGATATCTACGACACCCTTGCGTACTGGGCATCACCTGCAGCACCTCGCATGGATGCCACAGACCTACATATGGGTGACGATATCGAATTCATGGATGCACAGGAAACAGAGGTTACGATTGACGTTTCTCTAGTTCCACCGTCACCAGGCAGAATGCAACCGATGCCAGAAGGCAACCCTGAAGTGTACAGTGTAGCAGACTACACCGTATTCTATGGTGATCTGGTAATCGAAGGAATCAAACTAGGTGGTGTTGAGATATCATCTATCGAATATGTCGGCGATCAAGTAATCGTGGGAAATGAACAATGAGTATTATAGACAAGAATACAGGTGAGGCAGTCGAGGTTTGGATCGGCACACAGGAGCAGTACGATGCTCTATCCGAAAAGGATGAGGACACCTTATACTTCATCCGTGAGGAAGTCGGTAGTGTAACCCCAACTCCAGAACCTGAACCTGAACCAGAACCTGAACCAGAGCCGGAACCAGAACCGGAACCGGAACCGGAACCAGAGGCAGAACCAGAACCTCTCGAACCTACAGATCCGATTGATGAGAATGTCATCGTTGGTGATAATCTATATTTCGAGTCTATCGTAAACTCACCGTTAGAGGATAACGTATTATATCAAGACTGGTCACAAGAACACTCTCCTAGTTTCACATTCTACACATCCGCAAATGGTGACACTCCAGAAAAATTGGTATCGATAACCGATACGCATGTTGTCTTCAACACTAAAGAAGAAACTACGATGTCCGACGGAACTGTTGCGTACGGTGCCCTATATGCGTATCCGTTTGAGAATATTAAACTGCTAAAAGATCTAGCAATCGAGACGTTGTCGGTGACAGCACTATATGATATCGCACAACAATATGATCTTGCCGATGCACTGAATGCTTATTCGGGTCGTCAAGGTAAGATAAAAGCACTAACGTATTTCCTACTTAACCCGATCAAGTTGGTTAACGGTGGGTATAATTTTGTACCATATGTCGGAGAACCTGTACCGGATCTTCCAGATAACCAACCACATTGGTCAGGGTCGAGTCCGAGATACGAGTGGTCAGAGTATATTGAAAATGTTGATGCACCTGTATCTCTTCTACTAACATGGAACGATACCATTGTATACAGTGAAGAGATCTCTACCGGAGAAGTGCCGACTCAAGTTATTGGAACGGACGGAAGAGTTTATCTACGAGGTGAAGAACGTGGGGTCTACGGGACTGACGATCTATCAAAATACTATAGCATTATAAGGCAAGGAGAATAATCATGGCAGATGGAACCTATGCAGTAGATGGCATGTATGCCAGAAGTTTGTTCGGATCTCAGGTAGTATCCACTCCTACAAGAAACATTGTATTCAATTCTCTGAAGGGACACTTCGTAGCAGAAGCACAGTTGGAGAATGAATTACCGTATGGCGCTAAAATAACAATATATGACACCAGTTGGAATCTGATAAAGGAATTACAATATTTATCAAACATTGAAAACTGGGCAACATATAGATTTATAGCAGGCGCTACTACCACTGAAAGTGTCGATAACGAATCTGATGTTTTTGTTATCGATGATCGGTGGATAGTTTTCCCAGCTGGGTATACCAGAAATTGGAAAAACAATTCTTGGTACCACTACGGAAGATCCTATGCCTTTCTAGATTTAGATAATTTAGATAACCTTGAATATGATGATGTTAACGCGTATGGAATTTCACATACTTACACTAACATTTCTTTCATTATTACAACAGACATACCGAGATATCAGTTTAGTGCAGAAAATCTGCAAGTCGTTACTGTAGACGGTAAACAAAAACTTATCAACACTCAGTACAGTTCTTACGAGAATGATACGTATGTTCCTACAGTTTGGGTTCACGATGTAGAAACTATGATCAACGCCGGATTGTCTAATCTAGGTGGCGGTGTGATGGTTGAGTCGGAACATTCCTTTGATGTTTTTGTCGGTGATGGAACAACTAAACAACTAATAAAAGAAAGAAGTGATGTGTTTGGAGGCAATTATCCTATAACAGTTCCTGAAGGGTTCGGTCCAGAATCAGGTACAGTGATAGGATCTGTTCCATATCCAGTCATCACCGCAAACACCGATCAGTTGGTCGTTTCGGATGGGTATAAAACTGAAGTGTATGAATACGTAGCAGGATCATGGTCTGAACCTGTTATAGTACCAAAATCGTTTTCTGGTGGACAGTTAAATGGATCATCATATTTTGTAGATGGTAATCTATACTATGATTTCATCAACTCTCCAGACTCGTTCATAGAGTATCCTAGCACAAGTAGTTTTGTTTCTCCAGATAGACAACCTAAGATGTATCTACCATTTACATCGACCGAACCAACCGAATATCCAACAGGTATCTGGCCGGACCCGTTAACTGTTGCAACTGAAAGTGGTCGTCGTAAACTTATTGTAAACACTGCTGGCACAGGTAATCTTGGTTCGTGGATGACCCAGTTGGTACGAAGAACCAGTGTTACCGTTGAGTATTCACCCAACGGAACCTACGCAGTCAAATCGTCAGATAGTGATGGTATTGGAACACTGTCGTCAGGTAGATGGTTAGATGGTTCAGTTGGTGCTGGTGAAAGTTATGAACTGTTCTTTGATTTAGAATCCAACAGCAGTGAGAGTAACTCTAACATTTCGGTTCTACTGAATGACACACGAGAAACAATTACAAGCAGTGGAGTAGTGTCGTTTAAGTGTACGGTCGAAGAAACTAACCTTGATTCAGATCCGTCAATACCATTAGAGACCACGGTCGTATTTAAATCTAGGGTGAAGGGTTTATCAAAGGTATCAACGTCTGAGCACACAATTACTGCCGACGTTAATCTTTCTGGAATTGCTAACCCTAGCACAGATCTTACAGATCCAAACGTTGTGATTAGCATGTCACCAGGTGCAGCTAATGAGTATCCGGATGATGCATTTACTCACTTTGCCCTTCACATTGCGAAACCTAATATACCATACCCTAGTAATCAGCAAGGATTTACTGACGAAGAATTAGTACTCGATCCATCAACAGAGAGTGTTGAGTTTTTAATTATGGGTAGTTCTCTTGCAGGGCAACAGTTGGTGCTAGAGTTTGGTGACGGATGGGTAGATAAGAGTTTGCAAGAAAATCCATTAGGTACGGTTTATATTGACCTTCGTGAAGACGGGACACAAAATACAATACCGGAGTTAGTCTATGTTGCCAACATAGGTGCCGTCACTGGAGGAGAGGATCTGTCGGTTACGGTATCTTCTTGGTTTGACAATGTGAACGTCACATTCAGCAAAGTCATTCCTATTAAGATTGCGGGTGGGTCTACAGGACCGACGGAACCAGATGATGGGTCTACAGAACCGACAGAACCAGATACTCCTCCTGGTCAAAATCCAGAGGTAGATCAGGTATAAATACTGACATTGAATTGAGAGAAAATTTTCATGCCAAGACAAATTATTAACACTGGTGGTGCAGGTAACGACGGAACTGGTGATACACTTCGAACAACAGCAGAGAAGGTTAACGATAACTTCGAAGAACTGTATCGTCTTTCTGCTAATGGTGGTCTGAGAGTAGAACTTTACAAAGCATTTAATGACCCGACTCTGCCAGAGTCGGAAGATATTTCTTTGCCTACAATTTATGATTTTTCTGGTAACGACATTACGATGCCAGAAGATCCAACTCTACAGGGATGGAAGTTAAGCATTCCAACAGAAGGAAGATACGTCTTTCTGATTCAGACTTCTGTACCAAAGGCAGATGGTGTTAGTCAAAAGACTATTCTACCAGAAGAGTGGACTGCTCCAGCACTTATCTACGATCGTGGATACGAGGATCTTAACGTCGCAATCACAGCAGTGAACGGAACAGTATTTTTAAACGATTCGGGTGAAACCGAATTGCAAGCACGTATTTCAATCAACGGGTTGGGTATTGATGAAAACCAATACGGTGATTATGGTTATCAATGGACATCGGGTGGTAAATCTGTGTGCATTAATAAGACGACACGTTACGTGTCACATATAGACGGAACTATTGTTACTGTAGGAGACGACGGCACTTGTCCAATTGGGTTTGGCATACCGGCTGAATCAACTGCGCAAGAGTTTAGTAATGGTGAACTGAA